CTTGAATTTTGGGTGAAACATGACAGATATTAAAATATCAGAATTATTTTATAGTATACAGGGCGAAGGTCGCTATATGGGTGTACCTAGCGTCTTTCTAAGAACATTTGGGTGTAACTTCAAATGTGACGGCTTTGGTATGCCAAAGGGGGAAAAGACTAATGAGAGAAACATTATTGCGATTAAAGCAGAAGATTATACGGATTATAAATCCTTACCACTTGTCAGCACTGGATGCGATAGTTATGCATCTTGGGACCCTCGTTTCAGGCATCTTAGTCCTTATCGCACTACCAGTGATATTATTAGTAGCATTATTGATGTACTCCCTCATGGTCGTTGGTTGGATGAGCATCTTGTTATCACCGGTGGCGAACCTCTTCTCGGATGGCAAAAATCATATCCAGAATTACTTTCGCACGAAAAAATGAGACCACTCAAAGAACTAACATTTGAGACAAACGGTACACAAATGTTATACCCAGAAGTTAAAAACTACCTAGGTGATTGGAAAAGAAACAGAGAAAAGAATTGTATTACATTTAGTGTAAGTCCAAAACTTAGTATCAGTGGTGAGGGTTGGGGAGATGCAATTAAGTCAGAGGTCATACATGATTACGGTGAAGTAGGATTTGTATATCTTAAGTTTGTGATTGCTACAAAAGAAGATGCCGAAGAGGCAGAGGAAGCAGTCAATGAATATCGTAAGAGGGCTTTTCGTGGTCCTGTGTATCTTATGCCATGCGGTGGGGTTGAGCGGGTGTACAATCTTAATAATAGAAATGTGGCGGAACTCGCAATGCAAAAAGGCTGGCGATACAGTGACAGACTCCAAGTCCCATTGTTCAAAAACGAATGGGGAACTTAATGGAAACAAAGAAAAGAACACTAGTTAGAATGCTAACGTATAGGATCACAGCATGGCTATTTACTATATTATGGACATATATGTTTACAGGTGACATTACTAATGCTACTGGATTTGCAACAGCACTTCATATACTACTCAGTATTGATTATTACATACATGAGCGTATTTGGTTGAAAGTAAAGTGGGGTCTAAATTGATGGGTATAACATATTCAAATCCAAGTATAGGTAAAGACGATTGGTTTTATCGCCGTTGCGTTGGATGGGAATTTAAATTTGTGTGGTGGCCAACTCAGTGCTATATAACAGGTAGAAAAATGTGGCTAGAGTATGCTTATCGAGGAACTAGTGTATTAACAGGGCCGGGTGATTCAATTATAGAGCATCGTTGGCATCACAAACATGAACATTTAATTTGGAAACTAAAACAATGAAATTATATAATAAACGAATTGCATTTTTAATTAGCGACCAACACTTTATCCCACATGGTGGCATTGGCTCATTTGCTAAAGGCTTCACTGAGATGTGCGGGCGTATCAATTGGAAAGTTGATATCATCTTAGACAAAGCACCTACTAATTTATTTAGCGATTTAATTAGTGGGTTAGGTGCAAATATTATTTACCCAACTGATCCGCTTAAGTATACAGACCATACAGGTACATTTGCATTTAGTGATACAATCAACTTTGAGAAGATTATAAACTTTCGCAAATCATTGTTAAAGGCATTTGAAACAAATATCTATGATATGATTGTGTGTAATACGCAGGAAGCAATGACTGCGGCGTATGCTATGACTGTTAACAAGTATATTCCTGTTGTATTCTATACGCATTTACATAGCATGATTTTCCGTGAAAGCCAAGGTAGTGATGTGTTCTTGGATAGTTATCATAACTTCTATAATAAGCATATGGAGTTTACTGATATCATTATCGGTACGCAAAGTCAAAAGAACATCAACGAGTTAACTAAACATGGTGCAACTAATTGTGTTCAATTGCCCATGCCAATGAGTGAGCGTGGTTTACTTGAAGAAGTACCTATCACAGGTAATGGAGTATTGTTTATCGGTAGATGGGAAGAAGGTAAGAATCCCGAAGCATATATTCGTGTAATGAAAGAATGTAAATTACCATGTAAGGTAATGACTAACAGTAATGGTGCTAAGAAATTTGAAAAAGCATTTAGTGACGCAGGAATTACTGATTATGAAATCAAAGCAGGAATTACAGGTGAAGAAAAGGTAGAGTTTATAGGAAGTTCTAGTGTATTTTTTATGCCAAGTTTACGAGAGAACTATCCATTTGCATTCTTAGAATGTGTGAGTCACATGCCATGTGTTGTGTTAGATACACAAGATTGGTCAGATAACTTTGATAGTCGTTTCTTCCACAAAGTTAACATCAAAGATGCCGCTACAAAAATTAAAGAATTATATGGCACTATGCAACATAAAGATGCAATGGCTTATATACAAAAATTAGATAACGATGTGGCAGAACAATGGATCAATTTCTTAGATAAATTTAATGGTAAGCGTAGTAACACAAATGCCGCAAAAATTAACACATACGAAACTGTTAAGTATAGCGATTACATCAAAGAGTTAAAACGTAGTCACTTGGCACGTGAAGATTTTGAATCAGTATTAGCAAACAGGTACAAATTTATCAATGTATGGTATACTGATGATAATTCTTATCTAAGTAAAGACCCAAGTTTTAAACCAAAAGAAGAGGAAGTAGGCGTAAGTCTATTTGAATTTATATGAAGAAAATTTTAATCACAGGTAACTCAGGCTACATTGGTAGTCATCTAACTAAATTGTTAGAGGATACTTATGAGTTATATGGGTTAGACACAATGAACCCCAGAGTAGATATTAAACATTTTATTAATTGTGATATCAGAACTATGCATTACCTTCAAGGAGAGTATGATACAGTAATACATTTGGCTGCATTAGTAAATGTGGGTGAGAGTGAGAAGATGCCTAGTAACTATTATATGACCAATCTAACAGGAACTCTCAATGTATTAAATGGAATCAAAACAAAGAATTTTATATTTGCAAGTACTGGTGCCGCAGAGTATTGTCAAAGTGCATATGGCACCAGTAAGAAAGCAGCCGAAGATTGTATACGTGAATACTGTACAAAAAATAATGTACCCTACACTATTTTTAGATTCTACAATGTGATCGGGAGTACAGTAGTAGAACCTACAAATCCAGATGGACTGTTTTACAATTTGATTCGTGCTATGCGTACTAAAGAATTTACTATATTTGGTAACGACTATGATACCAAAGATGGTACTTGTGTGCGTGACTATGTTCATGTTATGGAAATATGCGAAGCATTGAAACTAGCGATTGAAAAACCTGCTAACAGTATGGAATGCTTAGGACATGGAGTAGGACATACAGTTGGTGAAATAGTGTCTATGTTTAGACAAGTCAATAATATCCAAAATATTGACTTGTTGACTAAAATAGGACCACGTAGACAGGGTGATTTACCCGTAAGCGTTTTGGGCAACCCTAGTTCCTATATGAAAAAGATATATAATTTAGAGGATTTACTGAAAGTTGACAAATAATCAATTGTCTGATATACTCTCAAACATGACTACTCCTACTAAACGCATCGGCTTTGCGTGTAAATTCGCCGAAATCAACAAGAAGGGTGAGATTGCTAGTGTTGAAGGACTTAACACTGGTGGTACTACTATGGCATGGGCCAATCGCAACAAGCGTAATCTTGTGGAAGAAAAGATTATCGATGTTGCTAAGAAAAACATTCTTAATACTCATGCGTTGATTAAAAAGGTAGCAAGTCTACCCGAACCATTACGTATGTTACGTGTCACTAGTGACATGCTAAGTTTCTACACACATGAAAATTACACTGAGTTCTGGAAATCAACTGATGTTCAAAATCAACTTCAACATTGGTTTGCCCCATTGGGCAAGACTGCTAGAGAGAACAATGTCCGACTAAGTTTTCACCCAGATCAATTTGTAGTATTAGCAAGTGATCGTCCAGAAGTAGTAAATAAGAGTATAGAAGAATTTGAATATCATTGTGACATGGCTCGCTGGATGGGATATGGTCAGAAATTTCAAGACATTAAAATCAATGTACATATCTCTGGTCGTGCTGGGCCCGATGGTATCAGAAAAGCCTATGAGAGACTCTCGCCGGAAGCGAGAAACACACTTACAATCGAAAACGAGGAAATTACACATGGTTTACACACAGTTCTTGAAATTGCAGATTTGGTTCCAATCGTATTGGACATCCATCATCACTGGGTTAACAGTGGAGAATATATTGACCCGAACGATGACCGCGTTAAAATGGTCATTGATAGTTGGAGGGGGAATCGGCCTACTATGCATTATTCCGTCAGTCGTGATGATGTACTTACAGGCCATTCCAGATCATGTCGCCCCGCTCTTATTCCGTTGATAGAGAGTGGACATAATAAACAAAAACTACGTGCCCATAGTGACTTCTATTGGAATGACGCAGTAAACGATTGGGCATTGACATTCTTAGATAACTTTGATATAATGTGCGAATCGAAGGCAAAGAATCTTGCCAGCTTTAAATTATACGAGAAAGCAAAAGAAAATGGGTATATTTGATAGATTTAAAAAGAAGCCAGTAGAACAGGTAGTAGAGCCTGATCAGGCTTTACCTGAGCCAACGACAACTCCAAAAATACCTAAGGTAAAGAAACCTCGCAAACCTAAGGTAAAGAAGCCAGTACAAGAATTGTCTGCTAAAGAAAAAGCTACACAAGCAGGGGAACCTTACATCAACATACTGAGCATGGATATTGATCCTAATGATATCAACAGTGGTGCATTTGAATTAGACTGGAACGATAAGTTCATTTTGAATTTGGTTCGTGCTGGTTACAAATACAAAGATTCTGATACTGATATTGATTTGGTCAATCGCTGGTTTAGTCAAATTTGTAGGAATATTGCTTTAGAAGTATACGAGCAGGTAGTTGCAGATCCCTTGAACCGTGATGTTAGACCAGTTCAGAAACGTGATTTGGGTAACGGGCGAACGGAAGTAAGTTAATGGAACAACTTGATTTTTTTTCAGATGATGTAAAATCAAAATTCAATCCTAAATTTTTACATGAATTAGTGAATGATTTATATCAGATCCCTGTAATACAGGAACATGAAATGAAGAAACTATTTGAAGACCAAAACAGTTCCGGTTATTTTTGGGAACAGGTGTTAGCTAAACACATGTCACATACAATGATTTGCGAAAAACGCAATCAAAAAGGTATGGACTTCAAAGATGGAACTGATGCTAAATTTGCACTTGCTGGTCGATATCAGAAAGCCGACCAACGACAAGCTACTATTGGAATTGAAAACAAAATAGGAACATTGCGAGTTTGTTTGTGTTATCGAGGTGACAAATATCATAAATTATTTTTTATGAAAATACCATACAAGGCACATTCTAAAGTAAAAGGACAAAATATAAAAATTACGTTCAGTACTTTTCAACCAACCGGTAGATGGTGGGACAAGTATCAATGTTCATGGGACGAAGTTATTGCATCTTAATATAAAAGTATTCTTTTTAAAAAGGTTGACAATATATCCATAGTCGTGTATACTACGTACTTCTTTGACTACTAAGTAAGAGCCAATATGCTTATGAAAACTAACCGCGAATTCACTTGTAAATATCCGATGGATAAAGACCAACGTGAATTTCTACATGATAATATTTTGAATTATGCTGAGTTGATGCTTACTACAGGCAACCCTCACATGCTGTTGAATGTTGCAAACACAAATGCAGGCAAGACTTTTGTGATTAGTAACTATTTGATTCCTAGTCTTGTTCGTTTACAAATTTCAGGTGTCAAGCCATTACGTAACTATCTAATTATTGCACCACCTCGCGAGGTGCGTGATGACATTTGGGAAACGTTAGAAAACTTAGACTATAAAACTATCGACGGTCTTACTGTTTGTGTCTATGAAGAAAAAGATTTGTTAGATGTAACAAATGGCAAGAAAAGCCTTAAAGGCGATGTTAACGTTTTGGTTGTCACTAATGCGTGGTTTAACAAAAATCACAATAAGATTTACAAAAATTTAAATATCAAGTTTGATTGTATCATTAATGACGAAGCACATTATGCAACCGGTGTACCTCATCCTGATGACATGAAGATTTCTACTGGTGCGAAGAACAATCAAGCAAAGCTGACAACATTCAAAAATCTTGAAGCAATGCGTAAAGATGGTTCGTTGGTGATTCAGTTTACCGCTACACCAACTGTCAGCCAAACAGGTGTGACCTATCATGGTGGCATGACGTACTATCGATTACCAGTGATGCAGGTTGACCCATTGAAGATGCCGTTTGTGCATTTCTTGCCATCAACATTAGACAACAGTTATAGTACTATTTTTTCTTGGTATAAGAATCACGTAGGCGTGATTAAAGATTTGCAAAATGCAATCACACAAGAAACATGGGACCTAGTTACTTCAAACAGTCCTATTCGCAAGATGATGCCAGCAGTTGCCATTCGTGTAGGTGCAGTTAACGCCAAAGAGGACCGAGCAAAGACTTGGGATAACTTGGAAACTACAGTTCGTAATGATTGTACAGCAGAAGATTGGGACTTAGTTGATTTGATTGATACACTAGAGTATGACGGTGTATACACCAAGAATACACTTGATGCTATTAAAAAGGCTAACAGTCCAGAAAAAGAAAATCGTCCAACTATGTTTGTTGTTCTCAACAAATTCTTAATGGGTGCTAACTTGCCTCGCTTGGCAGTCTCAGGTGTTGTTCGTAACCCTAGTCAACAATTAGTTGAGAATAATTGGGTTCAATTCTATGCACGTACAAGTCGTTTGCCATACTTCCGTAATCACGAAGATGCACGTAACTACATTTACGGTCTGCCTATTGATTATCAACAAAAGTATTTCTTGTGTTTGCTTTATGTTTATATGAGTAGTGCTGTGTGTATTGTATTGACCGAAAGTACATTGTTATCTGAAAAAGTTGTCAAGGCATACAGTGACGGTAAGTGGACTGTTGAGAAAGGACTTGGTTATTTCTTGGATAACTTGAAAACAGGTTATTACAAGACTGAGCAATTTGGAAGTAGTATTCGTACTAATCGCAAATTTGATGACTATATTAAATCTGAGTATTGTACAGGGTGTCCTACTGGAACAAATGGATTACCTAATTGTTTAATGAATCATTATGCAGTTTATTGTCAAAATTACGGTGATGTAGAGTTTGAGACATTTTTAACTGGACAATGTAACATGATTGACGGTGAGCATAAAGATAGTAACCGCAACAATAACTCAGTAGAAAATAGAGTTGGGGTTTGTTCTAACGTACATCGTATTAAAACTTTTTTACACAAAGACTACTTGACTAGATATGTAAATGGGCAGCCTATTGTTGACAAAATCTAAATAGTAGCATATAATACACACATGACAAAACGTTACGCCCTCATCGACACCGCAAATACCTTCTTCCGTGCTAGACACGTTGCATCACGTGGCACTACTTCAGAAGAAAAGGTTGCACAAGCCTTACACATTACACTAACCAGTGTCAATCAAGCTGTCCGCAAATACGGAATCGATCACGTTGTGGTCTGCTTAGAAGGTAGATCGTTTCGAAAAAATTTGTATGCACCTTACAAAAAGAATCGTGTAGTTGATGCACAATCAGTTACTGAGGCTGAGGCTGAAGAATCAGCCATGTTTTGGAGCACGTATGAATCTCTGACAACATTTTTCAAGGAAAAAACTAATGTGTCCGTGCTAAGGTATCCACAAGCAGAAGCTGACGATTTGATTGCCCGCTTCATCCATCTGCATCCAGAAGATACACACTATATAATTTCGACAGATACAGATTTTGATCAATTAATTACCGAAAAAGTTTCAAGATATTCGGGTGTTGCAAATGAACTTGTAACACTCGGCGGATATTTAAAAGATTCAGGTAAGCCGGTTCTAGATAAGAAAACTAAACAACCTAAATTGTTAGGTGATCCGCAATACTTATTATTCCTGAAATGTATGCGGGGTGATAGTAGTGACAATATTTTTTCAGCATATCCAGGTGTGCGTGAAAAGGGTAGCAAAAATAAAGTAGGGCTCATGGAAGCGTATGCTGATAGACATAAGCAAGGATTTTCGTGGAACACGATGATGTTGACCCGCTGGCTGGACCATGACAATGTTGAGCATCGTGTTAGAGATGATTATGAACGGAATCGTACCTTGATTGATCTGTCTGCACAACCCGATGATATTAAACAAGCAGTTGACGATTGTATTCGCAATGGTGTTCGTACAACTATGACTCCGCAAGTGGGCGCACACTTTCTCAAGTTCTGCGGTAAGTATGAACTTATAAAACTTTCAGAAAATGCTGAAACCTATGCACGTTGGTTGAATCAACCATACGAGGGTAATTTGGTAGCAAAATGAGCGAGAAAACAATTTTTTATAAAAAAGTAGGTCGTAGATACGTACCAGTGTATGAGTACGACCGAACACTTATGGATGCGTTTCCTGCAGGGGCACATCTTGTAATATGCTATCCCGGTGGGCAAAGCACACGGTACAATGTAAACCCTGCATATGCACCAATGATTGCGGCTGGTCGTGTAGCAGAAGATGCAATTAGTTCGGCATTAATGAAGGCTAGTGATATACGTGCTGCCAATAAAGAAACAAAATTAACAGAAGAACAATTGCGTTGCTGGAAAGCATTGAACAAAGCATTTGGAAATGAAAGGCATGCATTGCAGTGGCCCAGTGCTAGAGAGGCCTGTGAGGAAGCAGTCAAGGCAATGTCAGTGGAAGCTGAGAAACTATTAGCTGTACCAGCAGTTAGAAAAGCCTACGAACATTTTTTGTTTGTAGCAGAATTAACAAAGGAACATAACAATGAATCTAGTCGCTAAACCAATTATTAAAAATCAATATTGGGTAGTCACCGATGGTGACAAAAAAGTAGGTAATGTAATTCAAGAGGGAAGTGAATATCAAGTAATTATGGATAATACTGTTGAAAAGTACAGTAGTACCAAAGCAATTGAAAAGTCAAAACAAATTGAGTTTGAAAAGGTAGGTAAGCAAGAAAAGCAATCAGTTCCTCCGTTTGCTATCTATCCTACTAGTGGTAATAGGATTTACAACAGTTTTTATGATGTAAAGCGGAAGCTACATATATTTACCAAAACACCAAAAAGCAAGTGTTATTATGTTGCAGGATGGTTCGGAATCAAACAAAATGAGGAATATGTAAAGATTTTCTGTCCAAAGTACATTTTTGTCCAAAGATATGACTATACAGGTCCTTTTAAGACAGAGGATGAGGTTTTGTTAGCATAAATATATATAACATACAAAGGATATAATATGTTAGAAAATACACTTACTTTTATCCATAAAGTAGCAGTACTTAATGGGAGCAATACAACTGAGGCCATGATGATGACTATAGATGAAGCCACAGCATTAGAAGCAGAAGTACTTGCTGTTTTAGAAAACAGTGCATTTGCTAAATTCCGTAATAAATTAGAGAATGCACGTAAATTAAAATCTACGGGCATAGCAATTAGCCCTCAGGATTGCGCTAATATCCGTGGTGAAATGGTAAGGATGTTTGCATTACCATTGGGTGATACGGTTGATGAGTCAAATTAAAAAATTCATAGACAAAGTGGCTAGTGCAGAGGCACGCCAATCCCGTGAATTATTAATCCCGATCACTGATGCTAAAGAAATGCGTGACGAAATTATGGTATTACTTTTAGACCAAAGAGGTCAAACTAATAAGACTGAGGATGTTACTATCGTAATGGCCGGTGGCAAATGGTAAACAATGAGCAGAACACAACCTAAAGTAATACTAGAAATAGTTGATAAAGAAACATACAAATGTGACCAAATTGTAGAAGCCGCAGGTATATGGGCAGTATTCTATGATAACCAACCTATCAACTTAAAAAGTCAACATTACTTAGATAGTGAAGCTGTTCCAAAATATAAAAAAACAAGTTTTAGTAACCCCGGTCATGCAAGAAATCTATGCCGTAAACTGAATACACAATTCAAAACTGATAAATTTACGGTGGTGTTTATGAACAACGGCACCCGCGTTTATCCAGATGAATAATGTAAAGTACAAAGAACAACTAACTAGGATTGTACTAGACCATTCAACTGGCAATGCTTGGTCATATGAAGAAGCGATAAAAAAATGGTGGTTTAATCCTAGAGGTGGATTAAGACTTACTCAAGTCGGCGATTTGGAATTTAGATTTGCCAAAATTGAATACTACGACCATGACTTTCAAGTGTCTAAAAAATATAGTTGGTATGCCTTCATATTAGACCTAGACAAAAAAATCAAATGCCCCTACTATATTGATGTAAATAAAAGTGATAAAGGTCACAAACCTTTTATCAGGCTATATGATAGCAGAATATCTATGCTACTTAAATTGTACGGTGATATAGATAGTTACTTACATTCAATAAAGGTAAAAAAATGACAGAAGAAAAGAAAAGCAAGAACCCGTTTATTAATATGGCTAATGAAGCCAAAAAGAATAACAATGAACTTCACCCGGGATTAGGTAAGGCGCCAAAGAAACAAGGGCCAAAACCTAACACAAAAGGTTTCGGTGGAAGTAGTGTGCAAAGACGCACCGGTCGTGGTGGTTGATGTAAACTTTTTTACAGGCTACCGCGTTATATATGTGTAGACAAAAAATCTACGAATTCATTAACTTCAAAGGAACACAAAATGAAACTAATCACTACTCTAATTGCTACCCTAGTTGCAGTATCTGCTTTCGCCGCTGAACCAGCAAAAGCCCCTGCGGCCGCACCGGCAGCAACTGCCCCAGCTACACCGGCAGCGCCAGCTGGCGAAATGAAATTGGCTAAGAAGAAAGCTGACAAGGAGGCAGAAAAGAAAGCCGATCCCAAAAGCGCACCCGCTAAGGATCAAAAAGCCGAAGCTCCTAAGAAGTAATCCAATAAGATACTCATTAATCAAACAAGGGGCTGATCCAAATCTCCTACTGTTTGATGATGAGGCTCTATGTACCAGATATCGTAAAGTTAAACTGGTTGAAGAAGAAGTTATAGATGATACGATATCCGAATACGCAGAGAATAGATTACTGATTGCTAGAGTGCTTGCTCTAAAAAAGTATAGAGAAATCTATAAATCAGATAAACAGGCATAAATATTAATGCAGTTATGAGTTCTGTATAAAAACTCACTTTTAAACACACACAGGAGATAAAAATGTTTAACACTTTCAATTACGCCGCCATTGATGCGGTCCAAGAAGCCAAAAAGCAATTCGTAACAACTTTCGTACAACACGAAGGAATTGCTAAAGCAATGAATGCATTCGTTGATTCCCAAGCAGATTACACAAAGCGTCATGTTGATGCAATGATGTCCTTTGTTACATCAGTTGGCTTAATCGTTACAAGCAAGCAATTCTTTGACGAAGTTACCAAAACTGTGAAGTTTCCAACTGTAGCCAAAAAAGCCGCAAGTAAGAAAGCAGAATAATTATGTTTGCAAAACTACTAAACAGCATCTTAGAAGCCATTCAAGCTATTAAGAAACACAGATCCGATCCTGGTCTCAAGGGTAGATAAACCCAAACTAGATTGACATTCAATCTTAACAGTTATACAATTCACATACAAACACAGGAGACAACATGTCAGATTACACACCAAAAATGCCTGAAGTAAAATTCAGCAAAAATGGGTACGAGATTCGTAGCGATGTCCTAGGAATGGCTAAAGATTTTGTAGAAAAAGAGTACAGCATGAAATTTGCTGGTTGGGAACTAAGTGCAAAAAAAGATTCTGAAACAGGTCAACTAGTCAATACAGTTGAAATGCCAGTCTTTCCTGGTCTAGAACAAATCCTAGAAACTGCGGAAAAAATGTATAGTTTTGTAAATCAAAGTACTACAACGAAAAAGTAATACTTTTAGTTCTAAAAAGGCTCCGCTAGTCGGGGCTTTTTTTTGTCCAAAACTTGACAATAAATGGATACTCTGCTATACTACGTGTATTGATTCATTAAAGGAGCTATCAATGACCCAAGTTTATGATGCACTGAGCGAAAGCCAAAAACGTGACATTCGCATGTACGGAGTCACCGAAGCCGAGATGAAAGAGGCTGTAGAACAAAGTCTTACTTTTCGTCATTCAGGTCCTGCTATGATGGCCGCTAGCATCATGTCCGATTGTCAGGAAATGATTGCTTATGACAACGGCGGGTCGTATGATTTCATGGTCATTGAAGATGTTCGCCAAGCACTGAATCGTGCTAAGTGGATCCTGTTTGAATACTGTGATAAAAGGTAATACTTAATGTTGCATTACCCAAAGGTTGACAATAAATCGGTTTGGGTATATAATAGAGTCTTAGACAGTAAAGAAAAGGAAAACAAATGGCAAGAAGTGCATTTCAAATTATCGCTGACGCACACCGTGAAATGGGTCAACCGGGTCTCTTACGTTGTATGCAAGTATTAGGAGATACTTACGATGACCTCGATACTGAGGTTGCACAAGCATACGAAGAATTTTATGGTGAACTTATGGATTTTGTCAAACAACAGACTGAATAAAAAGGTTGACAATAAATCACTTTGGGTATATAATACTTGTATTGATTGATTAAAGGAGCTGAAATGTCTGCACTAGTTGAATACACATTGGAACTGTACAAATCTGACAAACGTGTCAAAGGCGGTAAGCGTCTTGTTTCAAAAGAAGAATTTGCCCCAGTCACTAGGGCCTACATCAAGGCTGTGATTGATGCTAAAACTAAGTTGGGTTTTATTGTAGAACCCCATGAGACTTTTGTTACCAAACGCAACATGATGACTGGTAAGACTTACAAGGAACGGTATGACACCCCGTATTTCTGTTCACCCTCTAGCGAATCTTTTTGGAGCATGTAATCATGGCTAAACTACTAATCACTACACAGGTTTACGAGAACTATGGTGCCCATGATTGGGACGGCAAGAACGAGTGCCCACAATACTGGAAAGCCAAAGGCGGCTCAGACTACGTGGTCAAGAATTTCAAAGGTGGCAACACTGCCCATACCACTGCTGTGATGATGGCTGTACGTGGACAGATTGAATGCTATAACGATCATTTCCGCGAGAGCATCATCGACTTCCGTGTCGTAGCCGATGATTACCTCACAGAGTTTGAGCAGAGCCAGTTGGACTACGAAGGTTCCATCCGTTACCCAG